TGTTCTTTCTGATCACGGAGCCGGAAAATCTCATCAGCGATGGCGTCATAGTCCTGTTTGTTATTTGCCTTCTTGATGAGCTCTTTTTGAAGTTCCTCCAGCCGTGCCTGAATGCCGTCCGGCGAGAGGGTGTCAGCGTTGACCACGGCCTTGGCTATGTTCTGCTGTAAGGTTTTCAGGAAAAAGTCCCGTTCAGTAAGAATCTGATGGAAGGCCTTGACCGTGACTTCCTGCAGCAGGAGCTCGTTGACCGTCCGGTTGGTACAGTCCTTTTCAGCGGAGGAGGGCTCCAAGCGACTGATGCAGCGCCAGACGATGGATTTGCAGCCGTGGTTGTTCCAGTGAACGCGCCGGTAAAGCTCGCCGCAGTCTCCGCAGAAAACCATCTGTGCAAAACAGTGATTGCAGGAGAAGCTGCGTTTTTTGCCTGTCGGGCTGACGTGGACTACCCGGCGACGGACAAGCTCCGCCTGCACCTGCATGAAGAGCTCTTTCGGAATGATTGCTTCATGATCGCCCTCAACGTAGTATTGAGGGACGGTGCCGTTGTTCTTGATCCGCTTTTTTGTTAAGAAGTCTGTGGTATAGGTCTTTTGAAGCAGCGCGTCGCCCATGTACTTCTCGTTGCGGAGAATCTTGTTGATGGTGCTGGTGTGCCATTTTGTCTTGCCAGCGCCGGTAAGGATGCCATCAGCCATAAGCCCGTCGGCGATCTTATCCATGCTGGAGCCTTCAAGGTATTCTCGGTAGATGCGCTTTACGATTTCTGCCTGCTCCGGATCAATGATCAGATGCCCGTTGTCATCCTTTGTGTATCCGAGGAAGCGATTGTGATTGACCTGAACCTTACCTTGCTGGTAGCGGTATTGAAGTCCCAGCTTGATGTTCTGGCTCATTGACTGGCTTTCCTGCTGGGCAAGGCTCGCCATGATCGTGATCAGCACCTCGCCTTTAGCGTCCAGCGTGTTGATGGCTTCCTTCTCAAAATAGACAGGTATGTTCTTGTCCTTCAGCTGCCGGATGTATTGCAGGCAGTCGAGAGTGTTTCGGGCAAATCGGCTGATGGACTTGGTGATGACCATGTCGATGTTACCGGCCATGCACTCGTCGATCATTCGGTTGAATTCGTCACGCTTTTTTGTGTTGGTGCCGGAAATACCGTCGTCTGCAAATATGCCCGCCAGCTCCCATTCCGGATTCTTTTGAATGTACTCGGTGTAGTGCGTGACCTGAGCCTCGTAGCTTGTTTCCTGTTCTTCGGAATCCGTGCTGACGCGGCAGTAGGCTGCAACACGGAGTTTTTTCTGCGCTGATTGCTTTACTGTATTTCCGACCTGCCGTCTGGCCGGAATCACCATTACATTTCCCATTAGCTTACCTCGCTTTCAATGAGGCTGTAGAGGTATTCTGCCTGCAGCCTCGGATCTTCATAGTGTTGCTCTGCCGCAGCCATGCGAAAGCCGGTAGGAGACGCTGCGGGTTTTACACTCTTTTTCCTGTTCAGCCTGCCAAGTTTCCCGGCACGTTCCAGACGGATGGCGGCAGCTTTATCGTAGGTTTCCTGATCAATGATAGCCGGGTAAAAGTCGTCTCCGAGGTAGTGCCTGTTTTCCATCAGGCGCTTTGCCGTGCCGTGGTAGGTTTCAATACCAGCAGCGGCAGCAGCCTTGGCCAGTGCCATCCCGGAGAGGTAATTCTCATAGAGCTTTCGTATCTTATTGGCTTCATCCTCTTTAATAGTGGCGCAGCCGTTTTCAATGCTGTAGCCGTAGGGTGTATGTCCCATGTATTCACATCCTTTCTCGAAGCGTCAGACCGCATTTCAGTTCAAAGCGCACTTCATTTCTGGAGCGGACAATGATGCGGTTCACATATTCATTAAACAGGTCATCATCGAATTCCTGAAGTATTCCACCTTTTTCTGTAAAGTGCAGAAGCGCTGTGGCTGCTGTGACCTTTGTTACATCTCCGGAAACAGCGTTTTTTAAGGCGTTGATCTCATCCCGGAAACTGTCTGCCTGAGAAAGCAGCTCGTTCGTTTCTTTGTTAAAAAGGATCGGGTCGATGATGCCCTGTGTCATGAGCTTTGTCAGCGTCTCGCGCTTTTCTGTGTTCTGCGCCAGTAGGGTCTGTATTTCCTGAATGCGCCGAAGCGAGTCATCAGACGAAGTGTTTTTCAATGCGTCCACATATGGTTTTAGGATGATCCTGTGCGCGTAGACCAGCTTGTTCATCATGGTGACGAAAGCCTGCTTCAGATCATCGTCTTTTACAAAAAGCATGTGGCATTTATCTTTATCCTTGATGTGGGTACTGCAGCACCATGCGGTGTATTTGTATCCGGTGCAGCTGTGTATCCGGCGCTTAAAGGTATCGCCGCACTCGCCGCAGATGATCTTCCCGGAGAAGGTGTAGCGATTCTGGTATTTGTCGCTCCCTTTGACGACACCTTTTTCCGTTGCCCGCTGGTGAATAAAAGCGTGAGCAGCTTCAAAGTCCTCCCGGCTGATGATTGCCTCGTGATGATCCTTGACCATGTACTGTGTCTGCTCGCCGTGATTGTTGTGCCGGACAAAGCGTGAATCCGAGTACGTTTTCTGGAAAAGGCAGTCGCCGACATACTTCTCATTGGAGAGCATCCCGCGAATGGTTGTGGCTGTCCAGCGTCCGTTTCGCTTGGTAGGAATGCCGCGCCGGTTCAGGTCATCCGCGATGGCGTGGGTGCCTTTGCCGGAGAGCAGCGCTGCGAAGATTTCTTTTACCACAGCCGCCTGCTCCGGATTAATTACCATCTGCTCGCCATCCCAATCGTAGCCGTAGGGTGGGTAGCTGACTTTATAGGTGCCGCTCTCAAAGCGTTTCTGGATTGACCACTTGCTGTTTTCTGATATGGAAACAGACTCGCCTTCGGCCATGCTGGAGAGAATTGCCAGAAACAGCTCGCTCTCCATTGAGCCGGTGTTGATATTTTCCTTCTCGAAATAAATCGGAATGTGCAGGGCGAGCAGTTTTCTTACCAGTTCTAAGCAGTCCGTTGTGTTCCGGCTGAAGCGGCTGATGGATTTTGTGATAACAAAGTCCACTTTACCGGCCTTGCAGTCGTCAATGAGTCGTAGGAGCTCCGGGCGCTTGTCCTTCTTGGTGCCAGTAATGCCTTCGTCGTAATAGAGTCCAGCGAACTCCCAGTCATCACGAGATGTGATGTAATTTTCGTAGTGGGTTTTCTGTGCCTCAAGGCTTTCAAGCTGGGCATCGGAATCCGTAGAGACGCGGCAGTAGGCGGCTACCCTGATCTTCTTGAGTTTAACTTTCGAGCTCGCTGTTTCTGCGATTTTCGTGACTTTTTTCAAGGGAAGTCCCTCCTTTCCGTACGTCTATACATCACTCTAAAGCGACTACATATCAAGGGATTTTCGGCATTATTTCCGCGAACAAGGGAGAGAAAGTTTCGCGATTGATGGCGGTTAATTTGTTAAATTCAGCCACAGAAATGAGGCTGTCATCGAGCATCTTCTTTGCGATTGTCTGTGCTCTGCGGTAGTCCAGATCGCCCTGAATCCGCTCCTGCGTGAAATATCCAGATTGAACATTTGTGATTTCGTCTGTCATAACATATCCACCTCCAGTTTCCACTGGAGATGAACTGCCTTTTTGAGCGGAGGAAAATAAAAAAGCCTGCGGGCATTCCGAAGAACACTCGCAGGCATAGCAGATTGGATATTCAGTTATTTCACTCTGATCTTCCAGCCGGTCAGAATAAGGTTGACGTTTTTGATGAGCGTCGGGTTGAGCTTCTGGATCGCCGAAACCGTGGTGCTGTATTTCTTAGCAATTCCGGAGAGGGTATCACCGCTTTTTACGGTGTAGTAGACAGGAGTAGATTCCTGCTTTTTCACCAGAGCATTGACCTTTGCCTGCACGGCAGAATAATCATACCCGGCAGCGGTGAGGCGTTCTTTGCGGTCGGTTCCGTTTCCCCATTTGCCGTCCAGCACCTCCTGTGCCAGCTCATCCACGGTCTTTGCCGGAGTGACCGGAGCAGGAGTGGCAGGCTTACTGTCATCGGACGCAGACTTTGTAAAGCCGTTGAAGCCGCCGTTCTGGATAATGGCAGGATAATCCACATAGGCGTAGTCCATATCCACATTACCACTGATGCCGTCAACAGAGCCCTTGGAAGAATACTGCCAGATGCCGTAGTCGCCTTTATAGGAGCATTTGCTGGCATACTGCGCTACCCAGTGGGCGTAGGGCGTGAGCTTCGTGTCATCCATACGTTCTTTGAAGCCGGAAACAGCGGAGCCATAGATCCCGACGAAGTATCCGGCATCCTCCATCGTCTTACAGAAAGCAATGGTGGCCTCAGTGATTCCGGCTTTGGCAGAAGCGGGCTGTGCCTCGTTATCCATATAGACCGGATATTCCAGCTGCTTGCCCTTCAGGATATGCAGGAAGCGCTCGGCATCTGCTTTTCCGGCGGCAGCAGTC